CGTTATTTCGCGCTTGAATGGCTGCACCTTCAAGTTGGCGATACGCTTGAGATTGTTGTCTGAGTTCAGTTTGTACCGCATTCAGACGATCACGGTACTCTCTTAACTCGGTATTGTATCTTGATTGATTGGCCCTTGCCTCATTAATCTCATTCGTTGCATTTGCACGTTCTATGTGCAGTCTTTGAAGATTGCGCCTTTCGCGTTCAAGTCTTTCGTTATACCGTTCAAGCCTACGATTGTATTGGGCTTGCGACTCTGTGGAACGCCTCAGCGGTGCAGTCAAGCTCTGCAATCTTCTCCTTTGAGAATCAATACGGCCATCAACCGATGCAAGCGTTGTTTCGAGACTTCTAAGCGAACGGGTTGCCTCTCTATATTGCTCGTTCACAGCACGCATTGGACCTCTTAAAGAGGACTCTTCAGTTCTCAAACCTTCCATGCTTGAAGTCAAACCCAGCATTGCACGCTTCATGGTCCCACCATAATTTGACGCAGTTCGCATTGCGTCTCGCATATTGTTTGTGGACTTCTGCGTTCGCACGAGATTTGATCTAACCGTCGCAAGAGTGTTTGACATTCGATCTCTAAAGCTGAGTTCACTGCTTATATTTTGAGACAAATCCTCACCTCACATAAAAACAGGGATAAGTTGAACTCATCCCTGTTAACTTTGACCCCCAAATATAGCTTTCCACTTTTTACATTCTTCTTCACGATCTCGGTCGACCGCAATGATTGCAAATAGCTCTTTAAGCTTCCTTGGTGAGTCTTCAACTTCTTGACAATGACCGCCCCGCGCATACCTATAAGCCAGTGCATCCAGGTATGGGTCGGTCTCGATTAGTTTTTTAGTTCTTTTGAAACGTTCCCGGATGCCATGCCGTACATTTGCATGATTTCAAGACCAATGCGGTTGATCTCACCAACGTTGTCATTAAAGATTTTTGCGACAATATCAGTTGGCTCCTCCGCCTTATATGCTTCATGCAACTTTGTGTCTTGAAGCATCGTGCAGCAATCATATATAAGATTGATAGCAACTTCTGTTGCACTTCTTGTACCGCTTGTACTCTCTAAAACATCGGTAATGTCTAAAAAGTCGCTCATCGGAATTTTGGTTGCAACGATGGAACCCCCAAGTATATCTGATGGAATTTCTTTAATTCTCATTTTATCCAACTCGCTTTGCTGACTGCGCTCCATCAGATTTGCAAGTGTGATTTTTTTAATCTTTTCTTTGCTCATATTGCCACCATCCTATTTAATTTTGTCCAGGTATTTTAGTTTTGTGAATCGGAAAGACAGCTCTTCTTCTTCAAGCTTTTGATTCTCAAAACCAAAACCAAATCCATCGAATTTTACGCCTTGAATCTCAACACGTTCAACACCGCCATTTGTTGGATCTTCGAGAGAAGCTGTAATCTTGATGGACTCACAGATTCCTTTTTGATAATCTTCAACAAACTGTGCACCCCATGAACGCACTTTATGCATGACAAGCTTCCCCGTTCCCTTCGATCCCATCAATCGACTTGCCATTGCCATTTCACCATTGAGTGCTACATCTTCATAAGTAAACGTCAATTTCGCCTCAACACTTTTAACTTCTGAAAGCCTCTTACCGCCAACCCATACTTTTCCGTTTTGGCCACGGATAATTTTATCTTCATTCACAAGTCTTCACCTCCTAGGCCATATTCACATCAGTTTTGAAAGATTCCATTGCGTTTGGCACTTTAATATCAAGCAGTGGGAAAACCTGATCACCAACTGTATTCTTAATAACTTTTGCATTATCCCAATTAAGCGCAGGCTTTCCCACTGAAATAAGAGCAGCTCTTTGAGAAGCAACATTAATTTCAGCGTGATTATCATATGATGGATCAAGCAGGCCCAACTTCTCAAGCCCCTCAAGATAACCATTGATCGCACCAATCAGCAAAGCTTGATTGTCAGCGGTATTTTTATAGAGACCTTTATAACTGCTCTTAATCGTACTCGCCACATCATTTTGAATCTTGTTCAAGGTCTCTATAATCGTGATGAACTTAAAGTCATCCGTCTGACCACCACCAAGTGTTTGAAGGGAATTGATAGACCGCTCAATACAAACGACACCATCGTCATTTGTCAGAACAAGTCCTCCCGCTCCAACAGCTGTGGCCTTATCTACAACCTCTTTAACTGACTTAAGCCATGAAATCGGCACACCCACCGCTGAGATATCCATTGGGAGTGCAGCATAAAGACCAGTGAAGCGAGGCAACAGTTTAGACATAAGCGTTGGTGTTGTTTCACCAATTTTCGTGCCTTCTTCATTGACGAAGTTAGTAATCTGTTGATCATCTCCAGCTTGATTACAAACGATCGCTGAAACTGTTTTCTTATTTTGCAAATTATAGGATTTTACCCACGAAGCTAAATCTGATTGATCCGTTGTGTCACCATCAGCAATACAAATCCAATCAAGTTGTTTCCCTTCGTAAAGTGCCAAGGCTGCCGCGATAGGATCTTCAACAGCAACTTTTGTCACAATTACTTTACTTACACTCGATGCCATGACATCTTTAATGTAATTCACATTCTCATCCGTGAACTTATCTACATCAATTTTCGTAATGGAATTGTACTCAGCAAAAACGAAAGTTGGTTCTGTGTCGTCAAAGACGATTAAACCAACATTGCCTCTTGCGACACCCGTGATCGGTGTTGCAAGGATCTGTTTAAATGCAATTTCAATTGTTGATAATCCAACCAATATTTATTCACCTTCCTTTGTTGTTATTTCAAATGTATTCATGAGTGGTGCATCTTCTTCAGCAAGTGGTTCATAACACTCAAAGTCCGAACTCATATGCAGGACCTCATCCACTGTTTTGAATGAGCACCCTGAAGTATGAAGACTGAAACTTTCAGTGATTTTGATCGTTCCAGGCAAAGAAAAAACAGCCTCAAGGCTGTCCTGTGTATCTAGGAGTTCGATCGTGTTTATTGTTCTGCTTGATGGAAAGTAGCTCAGTCGAAGTGTGAAAGTCCTCTTCTTCATTGCGGTGGTCTCTGGACTTGAACCCGGATTAACCAAACTAAAGAAGAATGAAGGCCTTTTAAAGCCCGATTTCACATCATTAGATGTCATGTGAACATCTGGAAACTGACTCTTTATCGCGGCCTTGATGCCGCTCACAATTTCTGAATACTTAATCAATCAATCACCCCAAACCACTGCGGTCAATCACACGGTCCACCCACTGTTCAGCATTTATAAGAAAAATTGGCTTATACTCAAGTGCTGCGTTGGTGAGTATGAATTTACCCTGTACAAAACCGCTTTCATTGCCCGATTTGTCCACAATTCTATGCCCATATTCGATAAGGTGGCCGTGCGGTGAATCGTTGATTGTCGGCACAGCAACTTCATTGCCGCGCGTGGTTGGATTCCCCACTTTATAGCCCTGAACATAGTTGCCTGTGTCCTCCGTTGTTTCTTCTTGGGCTTTACGGATCACAGCTTTTTTAAACTGCTTTGCTTCACTTTTTAAGAACTTTTTTTGCTCAGATTGACTCAGATTTCCGGCAAGCCTTCCAATATCGTTGGCCAAGCTTTCAAAATTATAGTCCATCTTGCACCTCATACTTCGCAGCTATGCACTTGATATCCCAAAACTGATTGTTTTTGAAATCCGGTTGGAAATATTCAATGCTAAACTTGAGCCCTTGATAAACGAAGAACATTTCTTTGCTCGGTTCTGGAATGCTTAGTTTTCGACACCGAACCGTATGTGTCGTTTCACTGTTCTCAGATTCAATTTTGGGATAACGGCTTGCACCTCCACCCAGTTTGATTTCAACAAACATGCGCTTGATGAATCCGAAACCTTGTGATTCCATGCCCAATGCGTCTACAATATCAACGGGACCATGAAGCTCTACACGGTTTTTAAGTTGTGAGGTCTGTATTTTCAATCACCTCACTCTCTAGCTCTAGCTTTATCAAAAGTTTTTTAAAGCCTGAAGGCATTTCTTTTTCTTCAACCACACCTCGGTTGTCGTAGTTATGAGAAACTCTCATTTTAACGGCCAACGCATATGCTTTTTTGGTTTTATCTACATTTGGATGCGTTGCATCAACCACATACTCTTCAGCTTCGTCAATGAACTCCTGAATCGTCTCGTCATCGTCAAAATCGAGCCTGCAGTATCTTTTTACTTCATCAAGACTGATCATTTACTCACCGCCAATCTAAAAAAGGACATAAAAATAGAGCCTATCTCTATGCCCTTAAGTGTTTTTTATGCTGCTGGTACTTCAGCAGGTTTTGCTGCAAATAGAACCTTGATTGCTTTTGTGTCTCCATTGATACGACCATCAAAACGGAATGAACCTTTTACTTCCGTCTTATCATTTCGCCATGCATCCCCACCGATTTTTGTTGACTCGATCGCCATTTGCTCACGATCATAGAAATCGTATAACAAAGCTAAATCGCCCACGATAAACGGAACCCGCTCCGTTCCAGCATCGTCAAATGTAGCAAAGAATTTCGATGGTACCTGGACAATGTTTTTACCTAGGAATTTATATCCAGACTCTTTTGTCGCATCTTCCTGAAGATACGCTCTACCATTCTTATCTTCAAGACCGTCAACGTAATCATATCCATCAGCATTGGTAAATACATTGATGGTATCAGTGTCCACCTCTTCAAGATCGACATTGAAAACCGTCTTGAATTCTTTAATTGTAGGCATATGATCAAGTTTTTCAACACGATCCATTAGCTTGCCATCCGCCTTTTTTGCATCTGTCAAAATACCTTCTGCCGATTTCACACCAGTTCCATTAAACACTTGATACGCATAAGTGTTCAATTCATTTTTAGCCATCCATTTTTTAATGTACTTCATGATATTTACTGCTGTATCAGCAAGTAATTCATTTGTAAGTGGAATAAATCCGGCATACTTACGGATCACATACTCAACTTCACCAAGTTCTGGTTCATGAAGCAATTGAATTGCTGCACCTTCATCGATTGATGCAAAACCAGATGCTTTCGGTTCACCAACTTCAGTAACACGGCTACCCTTTAGCACTGTTGTCGGCTCGATATTCAGATATTTTCTAACATCAAAGAATTTACGTTGAAGCTCCTTGATTTCAACCTTTAAGTCTGGCGGTACCGTCAATCCACCTTTGTTATCTTCACCTTCAGACATTAAATTCTTAACTGTATCGAAATCAGACTCGGTCCCTTGACCAATAAGTACACGAGCAAGAACTTCAGACATATTGACTGGATCTGAACCCGGTTTTGGATCAAGAGGCGTCATTGGATCGTCTTGACGACCTTTTGCCTCAGCATCAATCATTTCCTGAGACGTGATTTTTGCTTGAATAGTCTTGATCTCTTGCGCTTTTGCATTGATCTCTTCCAACGTTGCTGTATCGCTATCATTCAGAGCGCTTGCTTCAGCCATAAGACCATTCATTTTTGCGTACATAGCTTGTAATTTTTTCATTAACATACGTCCTTTCTTACACTTGCCATAGTAACTTCCATCATCAATTTCGCTTTTGCCTTCGTAATCTCAGCCTGATCCTTAATTGCTTTATTTTCAGGTTCAGGCGTAGGGAGTTCAGGTCTTTCCTCGTTCTCAATCGTTTTAACTGAATTCAACACCGACTGAGGTGTGTTCTGGTACTGCTTGAACACTTTCTCGTCTTGAACACATGCAAAGAATTCTTTGTCATCTTCAAGAATTGTAATATTGAAAAGTTCAGCAGCGTCACGAGCCGACATCCACGTTTCATTTGCAACAATAGCTTTCAGTTTCTCTTTATCAGCCGGATCTTTAAGTCTCGACTCATAAAGTGGCATCATGAAATTGTCTTCAAGAATATCCAGTAAATCGATCAATCCTCTAAAATCGTTCGCATTTCCTGCACCATAGGACCACGGCTTATGAAACATGAACATAGAAGATTCATAAACATACACATTGTCAGCTATAAACGGTAAAAATGATGCACAGCTTGCACCAAGACCGTCAATTGTTGCGTTGATCACATGACCTTTATCCTGAGCCCGCTTTAAGTAAGCAATAATCCCCTGAGTTGCAAAACAGCTCCCACCCGGACTGTTGATGTATAGATTGATCTCTTGACCAGGTTCAATGCCATCAATTGCATCGATGAAGTCTTTAAAAACAACATCCGACTCATCCCACTTGTAAGAACCGCTAAGAATTTCACCATAGACATAAATATCAACGGATTCACCCGCTTTATTCTTAATATCAAATAACTTACTCAGACGTTTTCCCTCCCTTCACATATTGTTGACCTGCCATACTGAGCGGAATATATGTCCCGTTTACAATGAGCTGATCGCCACCTTCTTTAGCAGGTAAGTTCTCCTTGTTACGTGCCTCGTTTGGCGTATAGATACCATTAGAAATAGCCTTTGCATAGCCTTCCATTCGCTCTTTAAATGCTGCACGAAGCATAATATCAACATCGAAATAGATGTAATATCCCTCTGCAATTTCTGTGTCCGGAAGAAGCTTATATACGAGTTCCTGCTCATCATTTGTAAGAATTGCAAGGAGAGTATCATTGTAATAAGCTTTGTTTTGTGCCTCAGTATTGCTGTAAGTGGTCGTATTGTCATTGAGTTGATTGGGTTTGATTCCAAACACACTGGCAATTTGAAGCGCACTGTATTTGTTCAGCTCCATAAACTGTGCATCAGCCAGTTTCATTTCAAGTTGTTGAAGCGAAAACCCGAGCGGCAGCGGAATAATCTTCCCACTCAAATTGTCCAGGCTTGAAAAACTCTCGATTTTCCGAACTAAACTTTCTTCTTTCCTTCTGTCTAAATCACCCGTATAACTCAGTACTGACTTACTGCCCCACATACCAGACTTATAGAATCGATTCAAGAAACTCTGACCTTGGTATGCGCTGTCAAATTGCATTTTCAAAA